CCATTAAATATCGGCTTCCCCCATTCGTTCCATGCCCCTGCCATTGTATTAACCAAGCCAATCCATACATTTGATATAGATTCAATGGCTGGACTTACACCTTCGCTCCATAAAGAATTCCAAGATGCTTTAAATGTATCAAATATTGTTCCATTTAAAGATAGTGTCTGGGATGCAAAATCCGTCAGCATTGGTAATCCAACAGAAACAAAATTTGCAAGTATAGGATATGCTGCTTTATTCCATACATCCGAAAAGACTGTATTAAAGCTATCAAATAATCCATTTAATATACTGCCATTAGTATCGACCCATGTTACAAGATAATTTGTAAATGGACCATTAAAATAATTTAACAACGGCGGTCCTAATGCTCTTATATCATTAAACGCACTTGCTAAGTTTTTCTTGGCTGTATCTGTATTTTTTGTAAGTCCATCCCATATTCTTGACATAGATGGAGAAAATGTCGATACACTCCATTTGCGGAGTTTATCTAATTCTTTCTTTGCCTTATTTACAAAATCACTAATTGCAGATGTTGCATTAGATGTACTTCCACTCACATCTGGTACAAGGTCAACGCTTCCGATTCCTGAAGATGTTCCACCTGTACTACCGCTTGAATCAGAACTATCATCTGTTGGCTCTGTCAGCTTATTTATCTGGTCAAAGCCTGCAAGCGACTTTTCTATATCTTTAGCAGTCTTCTTGGCTGCACTTCCTATATCACCTACATTATCCGCTGCGCTGGATGCATCATCTCCTATACCAGCTATATCCGAACTTATCGAGCCCATAGAGGTTGATACATCTGCTCCTGTGAGCATTTGCACAAAGCTGGCAAAGCCATCTGCAACCTTCTGTAATCCTGCCAGCAAGTTGTTAAAGCCACGCAGAATAGGTGTAAACAATGCTATGAAGCCTTTACCAAGACTAGCCTTTAACTGCTGAAACCTTAATGTAAGTATTCTTGTCTGATTCGCCCAGGAATCCTGTGTCTTAACAAAATCACCAGTGGCATTGGACAGTGCACTAGTAACATATTGATAACGAAGCATTACTTTTTCCTGCTCTGTCATCTTAGCCGTAGTCTTACCAAAACCATTATTAAGTGCATACTGGTCTAAGTTCGTCTGAGTCATTACTACGCCCAGGTCCTTAAGTGTCTCAGTCTCGCCAGTCCAGATGGATTTCAGCTTTGTATATGCTTCATCTGTGCTCAAATTGTAAAATGATGCAACATCACCTGTTAATCCAGTAACATCTTCTGCCATATCAAGTGCAGCCTGTCCTGTAATGCCCATAGCATTACTCATCTGGCCAAATACACCCATGTACTTCTTAGCAGATAATTCAGATAGTCCGAAATTAGTCATGGCGTTAGAAGCCCATAAATCAGCCTGATGGCTTAAATCTCCAAATGCTGTATCTACAACGTTCTGTACTTCTGTTACATTTGAACCGACTTCTATGCAGTCTTTTGTAAATTTAGCAAATGCTGCAATGCTTAAAGCTCCGGCTATCTTCTTTCCCATGCCAGAAAAGATGGATGTTGCCTGCTTAGCCGCCTTATTAGAAGCGCCAGTAAGCTGATTAACTATCTGTGAACTGTCTATGCCAAGTTCCAGAGCTATCTGTCCTACTACATCCGACATACTCCCTCCTTTCCGGCATTTAAAAAGACCACTTTCTACTTAGAGAAAGCGGTCTTAGCCCAATTTTGGAAGTCACTCCAATACTTATTGTAATTTGCAGGATCTTCCATTAATTTTCTATTCCTTCTTAATATCCAGTCATTGCGGATTTTCTTCTGTTCCTTCGTGAACTCCTTTATAACCTTAGAATCTTTTTCTGCTCTGATTCCTACAATTCTCCCAAGTGGTGTTTCAGGCATTATTCCTGACAATAAAGAACAGAATTCAGCCCATGACATATCATCTTCTGTTCGCAATCGTATGCCATACTGGGACAGGAAGCTGGCTTCTATCAGTTCCCAATCATCCCATATATCATAATATACCTCATTATGCTGAGGGTGTCTGCTCCTCGCCGTACGTTCCCATAGCAACCTGCATGATTGTATTATACATTTCCTTATATTCAGGAATAGGAAGGTCTAATGCCTCAATCTTATCTGAAGCATCTTTTCCTACAAGCATTTCAAGGCCTTTAATCATAAATGCCATATCGTCCTTGTTTTCCTTGCTTTCTGCTTCCTGTGCCATAGCCTGTATATTAAGAATTGTACTCTTTCTGTTATTAACAGTAACAACCAAATCTTCTGTTATACGAATCATAGGCAACTGGTTCGTAATCTTCATAGATATATCTATTACTTTAAAATCTGTCTTTGCCATTATTCAAATCCTCTCTTTCTTTAAGCTGCTACATATGCTATATATGTTGGCTTTCCATCCGAATTTGCATCCCATTCAAGCGCATCAATACTTGTAGCATCTCCACCAAGAGATTTTACATCGATTACTGCAGGTACAAGAAGCTGATCAAGATTAGGGAATATAATAGACACCCATGTATTGCAATCCTGACCTGTCTTCATAAATCGACTTGCTACATAATCATTTCCTTCATCTCCATAGTTACGCTTACCGCCGAAAGACATACCAAGTGACTTACCTGTCATGAGCCTTCTTACCCAGCCAGCCTGATCCATTGGATTCCATTCCTCAATGGTTCCATCTACAGATATACTTAAGCTCTCTGCATCTTTTACGATCTTAGTTTCTACTGTTTCTGGCGTGTCCGAATTCTTTCTTCCAGTTATACATACTCCAAACTGAATTTTATGTACCGGATTAACCCCTGTTAATGGTGTAGCTTCCGCGTTATACCCAGCTATCTTTGTATTCTGTGACATACTTCTACCTACCTTTCATAACAAAATTTAAGTTCTATGACCATTTCAAATATTCCTTTATCATCTGTATCAACCTCAATCGGTGCTGATACTAACATTTCTGTAAAAAGAATATTTGTGTCATTAATGTTTACATGTTTCATATCTCTGAGCTTGTCGTAAAGCTCCTGTGAGACTTTTTCAGTCTCCCTGACACTTTTATTCCAATGAACCAGTATACTTATGGATTTGACAGCGTAAGAGCTGTTCTGTATACCCCCAACAGCCATCTGAACATTATCTCCCCTGTTAAGATGGTATACACCTATGCTCTTATCTTTCTTATCATCAAGCTTTCCACAATATACATGGTCATCAGCCGCTATTCCAAGACCTGCTATAAGGTCTCTCACATCACCTATTCCTAACATCCTAACATCACAACCCCGCATTCTTTTTATAAAACTTTCCAAATGCTTTAGGTGCAAAATCCTGCTTTTTACCACCTTTCATATAGTCATCAAGCCATCTGCCTTTAGCATTTGCATTTCCTTCATGTTTCTTGCCGCTTTCATCTGTCCACTGCGTCTGATGGAAGTTGTATTCCGGATGATAATATAATCTTCTTGCCTGCGGTGCTGATGTTGATATGATAACTTTACCATTTACAGCTTTTGAAATACCATTAGTTACTGTCTGTCCATTTTCGTAAGTGGCAGTTTCACTCTTTCCTGCGCTAATATGAGTACTTTCTCCCTGCAATTTACCTGTATCTCTTGGTATCACCTGACTTTGCACAACATCCGTGTGTATAGCTTCCGCTGTCATTTCTAATGAAGTCGCCGCTGCTGCCGTAAGCTTCCTTACCATAGGCATATTAAGCTTCACTGTTGACTTAACATTCTTTGCCATTACATCACATCCAATCTTACATAATTAACCGTACCATCCGGATTACGGCACTTCGTACCCTTGTATATATGCCTTGTTACACCGAACACCGTTATATCACCTTTAGTAATAACAGGAAGCTCCGGTGCAATATCTCCTGGTATCAAAGCACATCCTTCAAGCTTTATAAGCACCTTTTCTACTGTTAATTCTGTCTTACCGCTGTCCTGATAGTTACATAAGCCATCCCAAATAATAGGTTCAAGAGGTTCTCCATAGACATTCCTGCCTTCCTGCTCTATCTCAAGGTGTATTTCTGTCTTACACATGCTCTTTAATATTAAACATGGGTACTTCATACTCACACCCCCAGACTTAAGCAGCACAAGCCAGTCTGACAGAGTATCTGGTATGTATCACGCTTTATAGCAATTCCATTCTGTACAAGGACATTCCAACTGCTGCCAAACTGCATAGATACTCCATTTAAAGAATAGTTCTGTAAGACACAATTAATCATGTCCTCATTCTCATATTCAAAATCAGCCATCTCACAACACACATCTATCAGTATGCCTTGCTGGAACTCTGTCAAATTATTAAATCCTCTTGATGTTATACGATTAAAAGTAAGCGAGTCGATATGCCGGCTCGCCTGTTTTAATCTTCGTTCTATCTGCTCATCTGGGATAAGTCTATGTTCACTAAGGTACTGCTCTTTACTTGCATATACCATAGGCTTACTCTGCAATCTCTTCTGCAGGATCTACATCAACGAATACAGAATCAACCTTACCATCCTTGCCATTAGGGAATACAAATGTATCACTTAACTGGCGATTCTGATAAAGATATCCGTCTCCTTCTGTATGTGCTCCTGGTGCGAAGAAATAAATAGATGAAATCTTAGGTACTGTCTTACATGTCTGTCCACATGCGACAAGTACATTAATCTTGCGTGAGCCCTGAACAGTTTTTTCATAATATGTGCCTATATTAGTCTTTGTAGGCTTTGCCACAACTGTATAAGTGCTGTCGCTCTTAGTGTAGTATGTCTTTCCTTCTGCCACATCTGTATCTGTTGTTATGGCATACTTTGACTTAAGCGGAGCAAAGCCGCCCTCTGCAACATCCCAATCGAATCTGTCATAGAATCTTTCATCATCCACAACTTCCATAAGTGTCACACCATCAATATCAGTTACACGTGTTTCAATGCCAAGACCACCTTCTGCAATCTGAGTCATTTCAATCTTGCGTGTAAATTCCTTTGACATTTCCAGCTTATCCATAATGTCTGAAGAAACATACATGATAAGGCTTCCATTTGCCTTATATCTTCTAAGCTTTCCTGCTGCCAGAATAGCTTTAAGCTTAGCAAATACATTCTCTGTTGTGTATTCTGTAGCTGAAGTTTCAGAATGGTATAATTCTGTATTCTGTGCAGCCTGTGCAACCTTACTGAAGAATAATGCATCTGTCTCTGGTACAGCCTGTGTCTGCTCAAAGATGCGTGAAATATTCTGCATAGATGCTGTCTGATTGGTCTCATCTACATCTGCCTTGTCAACCATGAACTGTACATCCCTGTCATGTGTTACTGTGTAAGGAACATCTTTCTGGTTATATTCTCCTGTGTTCCATCCGCCTGATCTCTTGTGATTCTTATAACCGCTTACACTCATCTGAGTAAAGTGAAATGTCTTTGCATCTAACCATCTGACATTACTTGTAATAAATGGTGATGTAAGTGTGCCCTGCATAAGAATTGCTAATAATTCCGGACTCCACTGTTCTGCGTAATTCAAATTTGGCATATTGTTTTACCCTTTTAACCTTTCTTAATTAAATCTGTTCCATCTCTTTGTTGGAACATTTACATTGTTACCTGTAGAGGACTGCTGTCCGTTATTCTGCTGTCCTGCACCAATCTGAAAGCCTGCATTGCTTTCCTGTACCGGCTTAAGTGCAGGTACATCTTTGATAACCTGATCAAGTGCAGCCTTGATATTGTCCTCTGATATCTTTCCATCTGCATCCTTTGCCTTGCTGAAATCAGCCATCTTAAGTACATATGGAAGTGTCTTGGCGTTAATACCAAGTGTCATTGCTACCTTTGTAGCAGCAAGCTCAATCTGAGCCTGTTCAGCAACCTTCTGTGCTGCTGCCACTTCATTCTGAAGATTAGCATTAGCGTTCTGCTGCTGTTGTGTCTGCTGCTGCTTATTCTGCTTAAATGTTGCAATAGCCTGACTTATCTCATCTTCTGATAATCCCTGCTGCTGAAAATAGCTTTTAAGCACAGCATTCTCTTTCTTGGCAGTCGCATTATCCAGCATTGCCTGTATCTTGTCATAATCAACACCAGCCGCCTGCTGATTATTCTGATTACCCTGCTGTCCTGCCTGTCCACTATCTCCTCCAGCGTTCTGGCCGCCGTTACCATCTCCACCTTCTGCGAAGAGCTGTAAATTCATAGGTAATGTCTTTCTCATCACTCTATCTCCTTTCTTCCGTTTACCGCCCGTCGGCATTTCCCTAAAGTTTATTGCCATTAAGTTTTGGGCATAAAAAAAATAGGCACGCACAGCTTATTTGCCATGCGTGCTTAATAACTAATATTAAATTGTGTTGCACTGGTGCAACTTGGGTATAAAAATACCACCAATCTCTCGACTGGTGGCTGTTACTCTAATACTTTTTCAATTCGCTCAACTCTTAAATCTTCTGTTACTGTCCCATCTTTAGTATCAATGTCTGCAATAAAATATTTATCAGGTTCATAAATTTCTACTATGGAAGCTCTGTTTCCATCTTTTAAAAGAACTCTATCATATAATTTTATTTTCATCATTACCACCCCTATTTATCAACATACACAGAAACAAGCCTCTTATCATCACCATCTTGAATCCATGCTGTTAAAACTTTTGCTTTCTTACCATTCGGACCTGTCAATTCTAATATTTGCTCATATCTCATACCATAACCATTATCACCCTTTTCAATAAAGTTATCCTCCACAATATTATCTAAGATATTCTGCCTTAAATCTTCAAAATTATCAACCGTATATCCCAGTGCGCTCTTGAATGCTTTTGCCTTATCAGGAGCTTTCAATGGATTAAGTGAATATTGCGTAAACTTCTCGTCTGGCATCTTATTTGCAAATAGTTGTAAGTTTTGTTTTATTGTACCACTTTTGCCTACTTTTGCAACATTTTTAACTCCTGCCTTAACCTTAGCCTCTTCAATAACTTTTTCTATACCCCCAGGTATTTTCTGTCCTTTTTCCTTAGCAAGAAAACCTTCCGCGAATGCCTCATATGGACTCTCTGTGGCATATTTACTTATTTTTGCGGCTTCTATCTTAGCATTTGCAGAATAATGTGAGTTGATATCGTACTTCCAGTCACCGTTAATGAGCTTACCACCTAAATCCTTTGCACCAAATACACTTGATTTCTGAACATAATCCGCATTAGCATGTCTATGTATGAAATGACCATATTCATGGGTTAATGTATCCATGAGGTTCTCCCTGACTGCCATACGCTGTGTATTCAGCTCAATTTCTGCCTCAGCCTTATTGATAACTGCCTTTTCTCTTTCATATCCCTTTATGTTTTTATCTGATAATATCTTCTCTGCATTCTTTAGTCTCTCCTTCTGAATCTTTACAATTCCACTCTTTTCTCTGTACTCTATAAGAGAGTCTTCGGATTTCTTAACAACATCAGCATAGTTGTTAATATCATTGAATCTGTTAGATATATATATATTGTCATCAAGCCAATTATATGTAACTGTAGCATCTGGCACTTTTGACGGATTATATACAACACCTTTTGGCATAATGCCATATTTGTTCTTAAGCTTAGTTAATGCATCTTCCAATGCATCAACTGTATCAGGTGTCATTTTCTTGGATAACTTTATTTCCTCAACTGTGCCGGCTTTAAGGATTCTGTTCTGTGCCTCATTCTTATAAACCTCCTGCTTATCAAGCATATTGTTATTAAGAACTTCTACATGCTCCTGCAGCTTCTTTCTTTCAGTAGCAGACTGCCTTAATATTCTCATATCTTCATCAGTGCCAGTTCCATCAATATATACTTTCTTTTCAAGAGGCTTTTCTTTCTTAAGGCTGGCATTTATCTGTTTCTGCATATCTTCAATCTGACTCTTAATATTATTAATCTCTGTCTTGGCAGTAACTTTATCAAATTCTGAATGTTTTTTCTTCCACTCTTCCCTTCTCTGCTTGATTGTATCTTGATAATCAGAATCACTTCTGAGGCTTTCTGCTTGTATTTCCCACTGTTCTTTCTTATCAGTGTACATTTTCTTATTATCTGGATCCAGTGAAAACTCTGACAGTCTGCCGTACTGCTCCATCATTCTGCCTGCATACTGCTGCTTCTGGTCCTGCTTGTAATCTTCCTTAACCTGCTCAAGCTCTTTCTTGGAAAACTTGCTATCAGGCTCATCATCAAGTTCAGGGAAGTATGTTGTATGTACATCTTTACAGTTAGGATGGTAAAGCCCTGCTGCTATTGCCGAAGACATTAACGGATAATTACCATCACTTGCATCACCTCCACTCCACACATCATCTATGAGAATCTTTCCAACAAACGGAAGACATTTAGGACAGGCATTAGCACGCTTATTCATGATAACTGTACTAATTCCCCATGATTGTCTCATTTCGCCTTCTCCGGTCAGATATGCACGCTTGTTAGCTGTCTGAATTGCCATCTTGGCATAGTCTTTCATGGTATGCCTTGCGCCATTTGCATATTCAATACAGTTGATACCGGCTTTAAGGAAATCCTTTGTAGCCATATCTACAGCCTTCTCATATGTTCCTGCGCCCGTATTCGCATAGACCTGAGCGTTAAATATTATCTGTCGGTATTTATCCTCCGACATTCTAAGCATTGCTTTTTCTGCCCTGCTAAAATCTGACTTCGTTGCTTTAATCAGGGCATTAAGTTTTCTTGTATTGAGTCTGAAAAAAGCACCCTCAGCGCCTTGCGACACCTTAGATGCTTTCAACCCTTTCTTTAATGCTCTTAATATTTTCTGCTCCTGTTCTGTTCCACCTTCCTGCCTGGCTGCAAATATCATTGCATCAATAGAGTCATTTATGTTGCTAAATGACTTCGTGAACTTCTTTTTATTCTGTGCCTTATATTTTTCCAGAGCCTTAAGCTGTTCTACCTGCCACTGTGACCAGTTAAACCCCATATCTGTCTCTTCTGCTCTGTGGTTTGCAAGATTACGCATCATGGAAGCAATCAGCTCATCTTCTATAGCTTTAAATGCTTTCTCTATATCATAGTCCGTATTTAACATAGGCTACCTCATTAAAAGCTTTCCACTTCAAATCCATCTAATTCCGTATTAAGTGCCGGCTCTTCCATATCTGATATTCCCTGTTCAGCCTTAAGCCTTGCAACCTCTTCCTGTTTCCAGTCATCATCCTTAGTGTCTCCATACAGCTCATCAACGGACGCTTCCACACTCATGATGCCACCCTGCTTAGCTTTGCTTACTGTCTCAACTTGGCTCTCAAAGCTAGGGTTCGCGTATTCACCGAATGTTACATCAACATCAATTTCCTGTGTTGTTGCATTATTAAGTGTATCTATCGCCTGCAATGTCATTTTTACAAGCTTTGGAAGAACCTTCTGGAGCTGATTTACAATATTGTTTCTTGTGTACAATGTAGCCTTTTCTTTTTCTCTTGTAGCCTCTGCATTATCAAGTTTCTTTACATCTATACCTAATGTAGATGGGCTCATGATTCCCTGCAAACAAAGGTCCAAAGCCGTAATATATGTAGCAAGGTATCCTTCATGTGGTATTTCACTTTGTTCCCTCTCTATCTTATAACTTGCACCTTCTGCCATAGGAGACGAATACTGTATATAAGCGTTGTCAAATGAATTTGGCAGCATAACCTCTCCATTACTAGGATTTCTAGGAAGTAAATTCTCTGGTATATATTCCTTTGTGCGGTTATGTCTTAAAGCGTCCATCCACTGGCTCCATGCTTCATCCAGCGCGTCAAATTCATCTATCTTGCTGTCATATATGCTCTTGCCTCTGCCTTTAAATTTCGCTGATTTATAGAACATGAGCGGTATGGCCATCATAAAACTTTTATCTTCCCATGTTACAGGTCTTAAACCTGCAAGCTCCGGCACAGTGCTGATATCACATTCTTTATTATCTCTTGTGAGCATATATGTTATATAGCCTTTGCCATATGTTTCAAGCAGAATGTACTCTTGATTCTTAACTGTATATACTGTCTTAAACACAACCTCTTTCACTCTGCCGCGTTCTCTTATTATCTCTACCCTGTCGCCTGGATAAAACTCTATAATCGGATACTGGCTTAGATTCGTATCTATAGACAACTTAAATGCTCCATCTCCAACAATAAGGGTGTCTGAAATTGCCTGTTTTACAAGTTCTGTAAAATCGTTCTCTTCCGCTATCTTATCCCAGTCTGACTGCCTGCTGCCAACATCTATCTCGTTCATATCTGCAACAACAATACTCGCAAGCATATCAACCAGCATTGCAGGTAATCCTACATGTATCTTTCTTATCGCTAATCCAGGAGAGCATTTTGCAGCCCAGAATCTTGTCTTATCTCCATCAATCTGATCATACAGCTGTGACAGTTCCTCACTTACGCCTCTGTACCATATCTGATTCTTAATGGCATTACCTTCAAAGTCGAAGATTTCCTGTATATTAATTATACCTCTCAGTGCCGGCTGCACACGCAACCATGTCCTTATTCCATCTCTTATCTTATCAGCCATAGTATTAAATATGCTCACCTCTCTCACTCTCCTATCTGTTCTCTACTCCAACTTTGTCCCTGTATGGTATCCAGCCATATTGCGTACTGTTTACCATGTGGTCATTTCCATCTTCCGGCTCACAGTCTTTATCTTCCAGCCAACTGTATACCTGCAGTTCCCCTGTGTAGTTCGTGCATGTATCTACAACATAATAACTTGGCTCTTTGCCCTTTTCGTCGTTAAAGGACATCCAGCCAAGCTGCAGGTTTATTCTGTCTATTATTGTTACTTTCTTGTACGCATTATTGAATATATACAGGCATTCGTGATGTTCTCTCTTATACTTGGCAAATTCTGTTATTGTTGCCTGATCCGCGTTATCAACAAATGTGTTCTTTGCCATGCCGCCCCATTCTTTTCTGTTGCGTTCCAGGAAGTCTATGTAATTTCTTACTGTATCAGACGGTGCTATGGGGATATCAAGAGCCGCATTGTTATATACCCTTTCTGCCAGTATAATTAGCTTTCCTTTGTTTGTTATTCCCATAAAGGACATAGCAATAGTATCAGGACTCTTGGTTGAATATGCCGTATCAAGACCGCTTGTATATATTACAAACCATTCTGTCTGCTTGTCGTCATATTCTCGCTTAATAAATGCCTTAGCCTGTTCCTTTGTAATAACATGTCTCTTGCAGAAATTAGAAAAGACAAGACCTGTAGCCTTGCCTCTTAATCCCAATATCTTGTTTTTATATATCTTGGTACCGGGAGGATAGCTCATTTTCTTCTGTTCTATCTTCTCAGGTGTCATAGATACGTTATCTTCAAATGTGAAGAACCAGTATACCCAGCCTTTAATAGGCTCACAGCCATTAAGGTCCTTCCATATCTCTTCCGGCACATCTGCCTTGTACTTATAAATCGGTCTTGCGTGATTGATGTACTCTGAATATATTGGCAGCGTAGGCGCATCCGGATTAAGTGTACCTACAAAGTATTCAGAACGTCCGAATATCTCTCGTATGAAGTCTATGTTAGCTGTATTGCACTCATCTACCCACACACAACCAAACTGGCTTCCAAGTGCATTTTTCCATTTACTGGCATTATCATAGCCAAGAATATATATTATCTTGGTACTGCTGCCAGTTTTGAATTTAATATGTGGAAGTTTATTCTCTTTATCACCGTTTCCACAGTATTCCAAATTAGGGAATATCTGAAGCAATCCCATATCAGCATTGATTATATTCTTCTCGATAACGCCTGTTGTATTACCAGCTATAACATGCAGCTTCATATCTGATTCTGCTACATTCATGATAAACTTCACAGCAACCGTTGTTGTCTTACCTGATGCAGTAGAACCTTCAAGGAATTCTGCTCTTGCCGGTGTATCTATGTAATCCCAATACTTATCACTTAGAAGCATCAGGCTCACCCCTTGCCTTACGCTGAGCAAGAAGCTCTGCAAGCTCGTTTTTTACAGAATCATTAATATTAGCTTCTATCTTGTCTGTAAACATACCAAGATGCTTGCCAAGAAGCTCCAATGCCCTTACCTTGTCACATGGCTTGACCTCTAATCCATCTCGTCCTTTCTTAATAACAGCTAATGCACGCTTTTGTTCTTCTGTAAGTTCTTCTGTCAATACTGGCTCTACAGTCCTGTATGTAGCAGGTTTGCCATCTTCATCCAGTATATCCACAAGTATTCCGCCTACTTCTGCTTTCATCTTTTTCTCGACTACATGTGCATAATCTGCTGTATTAGAAAAAGCTATCAAGGCAAGTTCCCTGATCACTCGCTCCTGAGTAATCTCCGTCTTGCGCGATAGTTCTTTTTGTCTCTCTCCTATGCACTGTGAAATTGTAGTATTTTGTAGTAATTTTGATGCATTTGTATTTGCATACTTTTCTGTGTACCCCGCCCTAATAGCCGCTTGTGTGGCATTAAGGTCTATAAGGTATTCATCACAGAATTTCCGTTGTTTATCTGTTAATCTCACACAATCAGCTCCTTTCTTGGCATACAAAAAAGACACCAGCCTTAAGCCAGTGTCTTACCGGGGGTATTAATATTTAATAATGGAGAAATCATGCTGTCCATCATGTCCAGTTTAGATATTAACACAGACAAAACGAACAGAGCGAACAAACTTTAAATTTTTGATAAGAATCTTTCTACTGCCATTCTACAACTATCTGCTGTGTGGTGTTTTCCCATCTTTCTTGCTACCTGCACCCAAGATAAACCTTCTATGTATCTTAATGTTATAAGCCTCCGCATTCTGCTATTGTCAATTTGATTAATACATTGTTCTATGAGGTTTATCTGCGTATCTATCTTCTCTTTAATATCTATCTGCTGCCGCTGTCGCACTAAAAGAAGTGTTCTCTTCCGTGAATATGCCGGATAAGGGAAGCCTTCTACAACAAAATGTTGCTTACCTCCATCTCCGCCGGTAACACTATCCTTTTCCGTATACCCTTCAGCTTCCATTTTATAAAGTTTTCTTTGTATCTTATCAATTGCAGCCTGTATTTCCTGTTTCTCCTTAACCAAGTCATTGTACTGCTTAAGAAGGTCTTTAATATTGTTATTTTTCAAGTTGTTCATCACCTACCCTCTTCTCATCTGCTGCCAGTTTTTCCTTATCCGAGATTTCCAAAATATAATACTGCTTATCTGGTTCAGCTCCCCACTCTGGTCTCCCTTTTCCAATCCTTAATTTACATCTTGCTTTTATTGCTTTAGAATCCTTGCTATATCCATTACGGAAAATAATCTCCTGCATGCTGTCTTTCCTTATCTCCTCTGGTACTGCCTCGCCTTGCAACAACTCATATTCGCTTCTGTCTGAGAAGATACTTGACGGATATATAGTTACGGCTCCGAACAGATTCTGGAATCTTGTTTCGTAATATTCTTTTATTTCCCGATACTCTTCTTTCTTCTCACCTGAAAGAATCATGTCAAACCATCTCTTCTGAATTGGTAATGTTAGCATTATGATTCACCTGCCTTTACTATTTCTAATGCATTTGTCACGCCCATCGAATATCCTTTAGCAAAGTCAAATTGTGTTTGGTTTTCTCTCGCACATCTTTCCTTATCTTGTTTAGCTAATATTAATTCTTCCGTCAATCGGTTTACAACCTTTTCAAAACATGTAACTTCATTGACATCATGATAGACTGCTTTGCTGTTTAAAAATGCTGTTTTAAACATTTCGGCAATCTCCTTCTCGTCAACTCCGCACAAACTAGGAACATTTCTACTCATATCCCCAATGATTCTTATAAAGAAATCTTCAAATTTATCCTGCATAAAATTTATTTCAAATTCCTCTGGTATTTCTATTATTAATTTCATTTCTCATACTCCTTCTAATTAAATGTTAAACTTCATGTGGAGATATTTTTTCTTGTATTCGGTTTCCCAGTAATAATGTCCTGCATACCAATCTTCGCCTAAACATTGTTGGTTGCACCATTCTTTGCATTTATCGTCTCCCTGTTCCTCACCTGAATGATAACTGGTAATGTCAGCAAAATCAGAATCCATGCCATCCATATCAAGATTTTCTTTGCACCATTCAGCAATTTCCTCATTGAGCGTGTTTCTTTGCTCAATTTTATCAACTATTTCTTTTGGAATTTTATTCATATTCCCTCCTAATAAACATCTCTCCATCGCACCAGAAGTAATCTTCCGCTGGCATGTAGTTCTCTATAACTGTCTTATTGTTACATGTATATGTTCCGTCTGATGCCACGCTGTTAGAACACTGCTCACAGCATGTATATTCATTCAGGTGCTTATGTCGTCTTCTGCTCATCCGGACACCTCTCTATCTCCACTGCAATACCGTCTTTCTTTGTTATTTTCCACATAATCGTCTCCTTCTACTTTCTCAAAATAAAACTTCACATTATCCGACATATGCTTTACTATACCAAACCGCTCCGCCACTTGATAAGGTATGCTGTCACGCATAAGCCTTTTATGTATTTCCGAAAGATACTTTCGAAATCCCTCGACATCTAAAGTGGCTTTATAGTGGTTGCAGCTCCTACAAGCTGGCATGTAATTTGAAATGTCGTCTGCTCCACCTATCCTAAGCGGTGTTGCATGGTCTACCTGCATATCTTTGTAAGCTATTTCTGTACCACAATAAGCACAATGTCCGTTATACATGAGATATACAGATTGTCTCACTTTTTTAGATATTGCTTTTCTTTTATTCATTCTTACCTCTCAATTCTTTCAGTTTTTCTCTTAAATCAGCTATCGCCCATAAATTACGATAAAACAATGCCAGAAGTCCTACTGTACTATCTATTTCTACTGAAAGCATAGAACCCATATATTCCTCAAATTCTTCATCTGATAAATCAGTTAAATCTACATTGCAAATATCTTTCATAAGACTTCTTGCAAGCTGCCTACTGTCAATGTCTAAATTGTAATCTCTGTATCTTGCATTACGCTTATTATCTATATAGCAACTATTATGTGCCAGTTCAATCATAGACATATCAGATGTATTTTTTCATTTGCCTTCCTCTTTCTGCTGCCATCTCTATTGTATTTATCCACCGGCTTATAGAATGGGCATGGCTTATCCTCCTTGGCGCAATACAGTTCTTTAAGTCCTTTACAGTCTCTCTGCTCAAGATTAGCCATTATACAATCTCTATTGACCATCATTACTACCTCCCTCAAAAAGTTCCTTTAATATTGCATTAGCCAATTTATCCAGCTTTTCATCTATTTTTTTATCAAGGTCTTTCGATACCTCTTCCTGCTGTTTGTCTGTTAAAAGTGCCTGCTCACAGGCTTTCTTAATTCTTTCTTCAGCAAATACCTTATCAATACCTGTATTAAGCATTGCTCTATATACAGTCTGTATTGCTGTTCCTAATTCTCCAACAAGTACCATTGGTGTTCCTTTTATTTCAATTCTACCTTTATCACATTTAATCATAATTATTCTCCTTATTAGGCAAATCTTAATTGCCCTGTCTTTTCCTCGTTTATACTGCAGTTAGGCATTCTCTGCGCTATGCATAATTCTTTAAGATTAGCTCTTACCAGTGCATTAGGTACCATTGGACTAACAGAATTTCCACATCTCTTAACCTGCTCCGCTCTTGGGTATGTCTTTCCTGTGTAATCATGGTCGATTATGTAGTCGCTTGGAAATCCCTGGCACCCATACAGTTCTCTAGGCTCTAACATTCTTAGTCCTATATCTACAATCTGGTAATCTGTACCTTCTATGGTTACAAGACCGAACCGGTCCTTTGTGGTAATTGTATCGAGAGGATGTTTAATATCCTGTCCTGTAGCATCTCCATAATACTTAACCAGAAATGCCCTTACTTCTCCAAAATGTCCATCGCCTGCTGTTATAGTTGGAAGAGGCTTCTTTATATCTCTTCCGTCACAATGGTTATTCATCTGAATAAGGTTCGATAAAACCAGTCCATATCTGTTAGAACCATCTATAGTCATAACCGGATTATCTATTGTCTGACCTCTTACTTCTCCCTGATTCGTTTCAGAATGATACTGAATCAGTATTGGACTAATAAGACATTGTTGATTGCCTGTGGTGATTGTATGTATCGGATTTCTGCAATTTCCACCCGGATGATTTGTTGTATTAGTTCCCATATATGGTGCAAGGGTTGGTTCTACAATCCCATATCCATGTTTACCTGTAATTGTTGGCAATGGTTCTTTAGTATCCAGCGGTCTTCTGTCTCCACCATGATTACACTGAACAATAAAAGGCTCTGGATTATCCAAAACAAATTTCTTTAAGCCTCTTGCGATTCTTTTCATTGTCTTAGGTGCTAATGGTCTTACCGCTTTTATTCCATATTTCTCTTTTATCTGTTCAGATGTATCAAATATGCTGGGGCATGGTCTGCTAAAATCTATCTGTGTATATGCTCCAACATAAGGTTTTAGCAGTCCCTTTTTTACAGCTTCGCTGTCTGCTGGTGCATGTGTTGGCTCTGGCCATACGATAGGCTTCTTGTCGCATCTTGCTATCATAAAAAATCGTTTTCTCATTGTTGGTGCTCCGTAATCTGCTGCAACCAGTTCCCTGAACTGTACTTCATATCCTAAATCTTGTAGCTGTCTCACAAACTTATCGAATGTCCTGCCTTGTTTTGATTTAACAGGATGATGTCCTCTGTTTAACGGCCCCCATGTTTTAAATTCTTCGACATTTTCTAGCATTATTACTCTCGGTCTTACAAGCCCAGCCCAGCGACATGCTACCCATGCAAGACCTCTTATATTCTTATCCTTTGGCTTGCCGCCTTTTGCCTTGCTGAAATGTTTACAGTCCGGAGAGAACCAGGCAAGCCCCACAGGATGCCCATTACATGCCTGCACTGGGTCTACCTGCCATACATCTTCACAATAATGCTTTGTATTCGGATGGTTTGCTTTATGCATTGCAATAGCCTTAGGATCATGGTTAATTGCTATATCCACACTAAAGCCGGTAGCTTCTTCTATTCCGGTGGAGGCTCCGCCCCCACCAGCGAAATTATCAACTATTAATTCCCCGTTTATCATATTAAGCCTCCATAAAGTCAAACAGTGTAGGTGTTTCTATCTCATTTTCTGCTTCCTGAAGATATCCAACACCATCTCTGAAATAGTCACAGCTCAGTTCTATTCCATAGCCATATCTTTTCATCTTTACTGCCGTCATTGGAACTGTCATTAAGCCTCCAAACGGGTCAAGAACCACGTCACCTTCATTGCTGTATCTGTTAATGATTCTTTCAACAATATCAAGCTGCAGTGGGCATACATGCATCTGCTGCCTGCGTCTGCTCTGTGTTGTATTAAGTGTTCTCATTCTGTTTATATCATCCCATACATCAAGGTTATTCCATGAACCGGGAGCAACAACCATAAATGTGGCTGGGAGCTTATCATTTTTATCTAACTCTTCCGCAAGCTTCACATGTTCTTCATAGCTGTATACATTGGAACGGCTGTATTCCCTGTAAACCCGCTGTAAATCATCAACGCTGAATTCCTTAAGCTCATCTTTGCTTATAAGCCTGTCGCCTGAACTTCTCCAGTATCCGTGAGCATCTATCTGCCATTGTGCCCTTGTATAATCTTCCTTGGTTTTCTTTACAGGATCATCCGCATATGCATTAGACTTATCCGTTGGAAGCTTTCTAAACAGAAGTATGTATTCAGGACAGCCTACGCCCATCTTTGAACCGTCTTTACACTGTTCAGACCATCCAAGGCGGTATGTCTGGTTATTCTCCCTGACCACATCTGTAACAACTGTTATCATTCCAAAATACTGAAAACCGTGTTTCATGTAGTGTTCTATACACTGTGCATGAAACGGCTCTATTGTAGGCATTCCAGTTCCTGTAGCATTTCCAAATAATACCCTGTCTTTTACATGGATGGCTGCTACCCTGCCAGGTTCAAGAATCCTTAAAAGCTCCGGTGTAAGGAAGTCCATCTGCTCAAAGAACTTTTCTGTATTCTCATTGTGTCCGAAGTCGTTGTAATTGGCGCTATACTCATAATGGTTTCCGAATGGAATGGATGTGTGTATAAGTCCTACAGAATTACTTTCTATTCTTCTGCACTCTTCAACACAATCATCATTTACCGCTGTATAATGCTTTCCCTGTACTTTCACTGTCTCAACTCCCATCTTTCTCTCTAACCGCTTTATTTTAGATGCCGGACTTAAACCATATTTCTTTACAATATCCGTCATTTTTTTAACCATGTGATTATGATTCTTCCATTTCTCAAGCAGTGCTTCTTTTATCTGTCTTTCGTTCTCCATGTATATAATGTCTATAACAACTGTATCTATCTGTAAGAACCTGTAACATCTATGTACTGCCTGAATAAAATCGTTAAACTCATAATCAATCCCCAAGAATATCTCCCTGTGGCAGTAACGCTGAAAGTTACAGCCTGAGCCCGATATTGATTTCTTTGTTGCAAACAGCTTGATTCTTCCCTGCGCAAAATCAATAACCCGCTTTTCCCTTATGTCATAATCCTGTGAGCCATATATATCTACAACTTCGGGTATTGCCTTAAGAATTGCCTTTCTTTCAGACTCTAAGTCATGCCACAAAAGGAAATGCTCCTCAGGCGAACTCTCTACAATCTCTTTCATTTTTTCAACACGCTGGTCAATGCTGTTTCTTTTTACTTCTGCAGCTTCCTTCAAGCCTGCTGCCGCTTCTGTAAATAACTGCATTTGTCCTGTTTTATCAGATGTATCTCCGTAATGTATTGGTATCTCATGCCACCTTACATCAAGTGGAGGCAACACATAGCCATCATCAGAATATTCTGGATTTACATCTGAAGGTTTCGTTATGAACAACGCCCATGATGAAACCCACAGCCAGAATTCATCTTCCATATTCGGGTACAATGTAAGATTGTTTGCCTTAGTGCTGTCTCTCTGAAAGAATCTTGTAAGTGCCTGCCCTGTATCCATTATCTCAAGATATCCGGCATAATGTATAAGCTCTTTGTATTTGTTTGGACTTGGCGTTGCTGTGGCTACCAGCTTGTAAGGAACATTCTTGAACTTATCAAGAAATGTCTGGTATGTCTTGCTTCCAAAAGACCTTAAAACACTTGCTTCATCTAACGATGTTGCAACAAAATAATCTGGTCTTATATCACCATCTCTTACTCTTTCATAGTTGGTAAGCACAATACTGCTGTCACAGGATTCTACTTCTTCCATACTTCTGCAATAAACAGGTGCATCATATCCAAGAACATTCACAGCGTCCTGTGTAAATTCCTGTTTTACTCCAAGTGGAAGAACAATCAAAGCCCTTCCGCCCTCGTGATCTATTACCTGTTTACAGAATTCTATCTCCTGTATGGTTTTACCTAAACCAAAACTTTCAAACAAAGCTCTTCTTCCACCTTTAAGTGCCCATATTACGGCATCCCTCTGATGTGGCTTTAATGCTTTGTTAATATCTGCCGGATTTACTTCAAATCCGCTATCCTGTGCAAGTTCTATTTTGCTTTCTAAAAACTCTTTATATGTCATTTCTGAAAGGAACATCGTACGAATCACTCTGGCCAGAGTTCCAGGCTCCTTTCTGATACTCTTATTTCTCTGCTGCCCTCATGCATTTATATGAGCAGTAATATTTACAATTTCTTTTGTAGCCCCATGTCTCTCTGCTTACCGTTATTGTGGATACATATTTACCACATTGTGCACAATAAAACCCAAAAGCATCATTGCGCTTCTTTACTGGGAGACTTCGCCTTTCTATCCGGCTTGTCCTCTTTTACTGTTACTGCATCGCTTAATGCAGAAATACAGACTTCTAAAGATTTACAATGTTCATCAATAACTTCTCCCAAGCGGTTCTTAATGTATTCAGCCGCATCATCTGCTATGTCTTTCATGCCTGGGAGCTTGTACAGCTTTGTATATCCTGCGTAATGGCTTCTGTCTTCGCTCGGTTCTCCCTTAAACAAATCTGCTCCGGTAAGCTCTTCCTTAACGCGGTACATATCCAGTACCATATTCGCACCATCTTCAATTGCAAGCCCCAGCCTGCCTATCTGTAACAATGTTTCCTGTGTCATTAGTTGTCCTTTCCAGCTTTACAGAATCCGACGATAACACTCGCTAATGCTGCTCCGGCTATAAAGCTTATTATCTCTGCAATCATATATCCTCCTACTCCCTGTTGTTCTCTAGCAGGGCATTATAAAATTCAGGGTCCTTAGGCGGACGCTGTTCGTAATTTGCAAATTTTTTTGCGCGCGCAGGCGCTATATTATTTTGTTTTTGTTTATGTTTATATATGGCTACGGTTTCTCCTACGCTTTGTCCTACGGATTGTACTTCGGTTTGTACTACGGTTTCTCCTACGCTTTGTCCTACGGATTTGAAAGTACAAATTTTATATTTATTAGGACTTCCTTTCTTACCTCTTTGGAATTCTATAAGACCTGCATCTATTAATCTGTTCCTGTTCTCGACTAATGTAGCCTCTCTTGACATCTGACAACGAGACATTACTCGCTGGTTATCTACTTGTATCCACTCGCACCACCCAGCCATGTTATTAATACTAAGTAATTTGTAGTACAATAACTGCGCTGAGCCCGGCAAGTAATGACTTTCGAGCCACCTTTCAAACCCGTTCAGTTGTTTTATGTAGTCGATTCTCTGTTCTGTCCTCACTGCACCACCTCTTCCAATACCACCTCTATTCGTGGATTATGCTTGTCTGTGAAAAAGTGGTCTTCAAAACCTACTATATTGTTCCAGCCATCATTATCCAGAACCTTACACTTAACAAGTGCGTCCTGTATAAACTTATGTGCAACACCTGATATATTATCAAGGTCACGCTTTCTATTTGGCTCATAGAAGGTATATTTAATCCTCACTGGATTATTTATATGAGTACGCTTTAATTTAAGCCTTATTGCGTTAGATATAAGCATCTGATACTGCTGTTTCATGTCATTACCGTCACAATGTCCATTATGAAAACATCTTTCCGCTTTAAGGTATTCATTCAATCCCGGCAGTGTGCCTTTGATTGTAAATGCATAGAACATCTTTCTCCTTTCCGCCTCCCGGTAAGTATGCAACCGGGAGACTGGTTTTATTCTGCTGTGCGAAAAATGTGATATATTCAGCAGTTATAAATAAGACCTTCCATATCTTTCTCTGAAAGCTTCTCTGGCAGGATCATCTTCATTCCCATAAAGACTTCTATAATATTCCTTTTCCCATGCAAGCTGACCTGCTATCTTACTCAGCTTTTCAGCAATGCTGTTATCATGTATCTGCCTTGTACCACCTGCCATATTATGTTCAGCATCACATACAGGTATCTTTACTCCATCTTCTTCTGCAAGTTCCCTGATTCCTATACCGAACAACAGATGATGTTCTGTCTGTGTAGGCTTTCCACAAAAGATACAGAATCCGTTATATTTAGTTAAAACACTTTTCATTCTATACCTCCCCAATCAAATCACTTGACCAGATAGGAGCTTTAAGTATCTTTGTATGCTTGCAGTAATCACAGTGTTCACACCTTACCGGATCTATGTCATTATTCTTTAATGCCAGTATCTTAGGCACATTGTTCTCAACTTCTGCAAGAGCTTCATCAAGAAGAGACTGTTCACATGCTATAACCTGTATATCCGGCTCTTTCTCCTTTGATACTGCTGCTATAAAGAATGGCAGTTTCTTTCCTGTATTAATTTCCACAACCTTCTGATATACAGCTCCCTGAAGGTAATATCCCCACTCATGCAGAAAATTCATGTTTCCTGCATCAGCATGATAGAATGTCTTGGTTATGCTCTGGCATGTCTTAAGGTCAACAATGCACTTATCCTTAATATAACTGTCAATCTTAATTTTCCATTTAGCACCAAACATATCAGCAGTCATTATTACCTGCTTTTCTCCGCTCATATATGCCATAAATAACTCATCTCGTTCACATCTGTTAATCATTTCATTGGCCTTAATATATTTAGACATAAGTGAACCGTCTTTCTTAAACATACATGGATGCTGTGCCTTGAATACATCAAGCGTTCCCTCAAAATGTGCATCAACATAAGAACCAACCATAAGAGCATCTGAATCTTCCATATTCTCAACCCATTCTTCATTGAGTTTAGCCATTGCATAGGCTTCGCAGCCAGGACGACCAAGCGAGCCAACAAAATTCTTATACTGAGATACACTTAAATACTCTCTGTCTGCTTCTGTACTGTAATAATTTTCACTTGTCAATATCATTCTGCAGCACCTCCCATAGGATTAGGAACTTCCTCTTCTACCGGGAAATAATCTTCCGCTTTAGCCTGTCCATCCTTAAGGGCTTTATATACTCCCTTAAGGTTAATAAATTCATCTTCTCCGAAATCTGCACAGTTACGCTCTGCATACTTCTCTATCTGTTCTCTTGTTACCTTAAATTCTACCTTGAATGCATTAATAAGCTTGGTTACTCTTTCATTAATAGGCTCTTTACCTATTCCTTTTCTAACGGTTTCTTTACACTCTCCAACAGCCATATCAACAACATCTCCCGGTATAACTCCAAGAATGCAGGCTCTCATTCGTCTTGCACCAAAATTAGCTGTTGCCTCATAAATATCTCTGCTGTCTGTAAGCTGATATGTACCCTTTCTAGTGTCTCTCTTATGCTCTACTGTAAATATCTTGGTAACTCTTGTATTTGATTCCAGATCCCAAGCATAAGCCATCATCTCTGAAGAACCATTCTTCTGTTCAAGTTCAATAACTCCGTAATCAATATTACCCCAGTTCTGAGCAAGAGCTTCTGCAAGCCTTATAGATGGTCCCATAACTGTCTGTCCACCTCTTGGATAAGAATATATAGCCTGCTCTGCTAAAGTTGCTCTCTGGCACGTTCTCTTGATTCTCTCCATTGCATCATATTCATCTCTTGGGAACTTCTTAGCCATTACTATTGCTCCCTGAACTTCCTGTGCCTGCCTGCTTATCATCATCTCTGTCTGTGATGTTTTAGGAACAGCCATCTGCTGTCCCATCGGTATCATACTGTCCATTAATTAACCCTCCTATAATTCTGTAACCATTAAATCTGTATCATCTGTTGTTCTTGTTGCTATGAACTGCAGTCCCTTGTCCTTGCACTTCTTATAAAGCTGATTTCTAAGTGTTGTAGAAAGCTTCTCCACACCATCTATAAGCAGAAGCTGTATTCCATTCGGCTTCTGCAGAGCTACATCAATGCATAAATCCAGTTTTTCCCCCTCTGATAAATTACTGATTGGAAGCCCATTAATAAGAGGTATCCCATTTTCAACTGAAAGCCCTTCAATTGGTATGCTGCATTCCTCCAGTATTTCTCCTGGTAATGTTCGCGCTTTCTCAATCTTATCTGTTAGAATCTGTGACTGCTCTGCCAGATCATCTACCTGATTCTGAAGCATTACCATTCTGTCATACTCATTAATGTGGGCTTTCATATCTTCAATAGCCTGTGCCTGTTTACTAAGTTCAGATGTATCTCTTATATCTCTGTCAACATACTCATTGTACTCAGCACATTGTGCGTTATATTCAGCAACGGAGGCCTCATAAGTTTTATCTGCCAGAGCAAGCTTGTCTGCCTTCTTAGATGCAAGACTGCTCTGTTCCTGCCTTAAACTTACAATCTGTCCTTCAAGTCTTGTAATATCCTCTGTTATCTGCTTATCACGAGAACTGAACTCTCTTTCAATAGCAGCTTTTTCAATCTCTCTATCTGCCTCAAACTTACGGATTTTATTGTTCTTGTTCTCAATTACCTGCTTGGCACGCTCCACAAGCTGATTATCACGCTGAATACTTTCTATCTGTCTATAGATATCTCCAGCAGATGCATTTCTCCACTTCTCAGCGTCATAACCTTCTGGAAGTGTCCTGCCTATATCTTCTATAAACGCTATCTTATTTCTTCTGTCTCTGTCTATATTCCTTCTGTTCTGGTAATACTCTCCATTTTCACTCTGAATGTCATTAAGAACTGCAAGAATATTCTGGTCATAATTAACCCATGCCGGTATCTCTCCAAACCACTGCTTAATAGTGTTCATATCCCAGTCATACTGAATCATATCCAAAATGATTGCATTCTGCTGTTTCTTATCCATAGCCATAAACTCTATTGGATTAAGCTGCAAAGGAGTAAATATCTCCTTAAGAAAAGCTTCTGGGCTTCCTATTTCACGCCCATTCTGCTTTATAGATTTGTAATCCGCTCTATTAATACGGCTCTTTCTATCAATAGATAATCCGCTGTCCGTCTCAATAAGAATTTCTCCTTCAACAGCTCCGCGTCTTACAATTACATCTCTCCCAAATTTATTAGTTAATGCATATCTGATAGCATCAAGTACTGATGATTTACCTACACCATTTGAGCCTGAAAGCTCTATGCTTTCACCATTCATGTTAAATTCCCTGATACCCAGTATGTCTCGAATCTGAATCTTTGTTGTTCTCATTATTTCCTCCAAAATTAAATACCATTTGCCCGTTTCGGGACTCCTTAAAATTACCCATATACTGTCTGCGTCTTTCTTCCTCCTTATCCTGGCAATCACATTTTTCTCCAGGGTCTAAAAGAGCACCACAGTAACTACATTCATAATTCCACATTGCTTTTTACTCCAAAATGGTCTACACTATCATTGAGTTATTATCTGAGTTGCGGTGTTGCCTCACTGCAGCTCTTTTTATATAGTTGGAAGTCTGTATGTTCCTTCCGGCACAAAGCTGAATATCTCCAACAATCTCAACCTTGTGTACCATCTGGCAGCCAACTCTGTATTACCATTCCTAAGATTCTCATTAATTCTCTTGTTGTAAGATATTATTAAACCTACACGCCGCATATTATCCTCCTTTCCTAAATTACAATATCCTTTGGTTCATTCGGATTCGTTAAATCCTTTCCCTCGTTATCCCTGAAGAATCTTTCAAGCTCTGACTTTCTTATTCTTGTATGAGGGATTTTAAGCACCCTTATCTGATTTGCGTTGATAAGTGTATAAACATACTGTTTAGAAGCTCGCATGATTGTTGCCACTTCCTCCACTGTATACACCATATCCTCCGGCTCTCTCTTGATTGTTGCTATCTTCATAAGCCTGCTCCTTTCCTTAATCTATTTCCTCTTAGGTTCATGGCATAATACCAATATTGTTATGCAGATAATTGCTGTTATCGCTACTGCTGTATAATTCACTCTCTCACCTCCTTGAATAGATAATTACTTGATTTATTTTCAAGTTACAGGGTAAAAAAATTAAAGCTTTATCTGGTTAAGTGTTACTCCGAAATGCTCTGCAAGGGCTCTAACTTTACTAACCGCAACATTAGATATATCTTTTTCCCATGAACAATAGGTCTGAGGAGAAATGCCTATTGCATTTGCAACCTGTTCTTGGGTTTCATCTTTCCTTGCCCTTAATTCTTTAACGGAAAACTGCATTTCTATTGAATTCAATTTTAAATCACCTCATTTCCACTTGAATTATTTTCAAGCATATATTACTTGATTTATTTTCAAGTGTCAATACTGTTTTTGAATTATTTTCAAGTTTTTTCTCTTTTTATTCAAATACACTTGAATTTATTTCAAATTTATTATAATATGCTCATATAAATTAACAAGGAGGTGACATGTTATGTGCCTTGGTGAAAACATACGTTTCTTAAGAACAAAAAAAGGATATTCTCAAGACGATATAGCAAATAAACTGGGATATAAATCATTTACAACTATACAGAAGTGGGAGCAGATATAAAATTATGTGCCTTTATATTAGTATCCA